GGGCCTGGGTGGAACAATTTGGAGGAGGGAGGGGAGCGGCCCGCCAAGGACTCCCCTCCCCCCGGTCACACAAAGCGGATCAGGGAGTGAAGAGGTCTTCGTTGATCCACTCAAAGATGTTGCTGGAGCCGTACTTCAGGAATGTTGCACGGATCGGCAGCGAGGCGAACTCGTCGGTCGCCAGCGAGATGGAGTCATCGCGCTTGATGCTGGCCTTCGGGGCGTAAAACCCGATCTTGGTGTCCCCGTCGACCACGATGATAAACAGCGCACGCTCAACTGGAGTGGGGGTGCCACCCTTGACGCCGAACACACCGGCTTGCTTCGAGGCGTCCTGACCGTAGTACAACTCGAAGGACTGCATGTCGAACTGCTGCAAGAAGATCGTCAGGAAGTCCGAAATGGGCTGTGTGACAACCTCACGCAAGTTCTCGTTCTGCCAGGTGCCGCGAACCTCGGTGTCGCCACCGTCGTACCCGAATTCTGGGAGGTCATCGCGGGCTGTATGACCCACGGTAGACCACCCGTTCGGGGCGGTCGCGACCGTCGAGTCGACGGTGACGGTGACCGGCTCAAGCTTCGAGTTCACGGTGACCTCGACGTTCTCGCCGCCCAGCTTCCCGACGAACGCGACGGTGAAACCGTCAGCGGTGAAACCGCCACCGGTAACCTTGACGTTGCCGGAACCGACGCCTTCGATGTTCTCCAGCGCGGTCTGAACCTCTGCTGCACCGGAGTCGAAGGGCAGATCCAGGGTGGTGCCCGAAGGTGCGTCGGAAGCAACCGGCTCATCAGCCGCAACAGCCTTAGAGGTCTTGCTGCTCTTGGCTGCCTTGGGATCAGGTGTGGCCGCGGGCGGCTCAACACCAGTCGCCTCAAGGGTGCTGGCTTCCTGCGCGGGAGCCTTAGCCGGGATGGTTTCCACGGCTTGCTTCGGCGCGACAGTGCCCTCACCAACGGTGAGGGCGAACGTACCGCCGGTCGGTACCGCAGACGCAGCGAGCTTGCTTGAAGACGATCCGAAAGCCTCGGGGTCGATCTCAGCAAGCTGCGCCGGCGACGGGCGGGGGGTGCCCGGTGCGGCGACGTAAACGTAGCCGACTGCCGCTGTTACGACAGCCGAATCATTCTGTGACATAAGAGTTAATCTCCTGGTTTGTTGTTAGGGGGGCGAACCCCGAATTGGATCAGACCCTGCACCCGGTAGGAATCTTGGAACAGCGAGGAAAATTGGGTTGCGCCCATCGTTTCCTTGATGGAATGCAAGTAGCCTGCATCCGTTAGGGTTTGCCGGTGTACGGCTTCGTACAGTGCCTCCAGGGCTTTTTCGTAAAGCTCCTCAGTCTCAGGGAGCGATTCGATACCGAACGCGGTCATCTCGACCACGGGCAGACTCAGATCGGTGTACCGGATTTCGTGGCGTGCGCCGCCGATCCTTCTGATGTTGATCATCGGGAACCACCGGTAGTCGATGTCTTCGACCCAACTTCCAACCTTGACGTTTGTGGGTAGGGCGTTGCGTAGGAGTGGTAGGAGGACGGCTTGCACGCGGGGCATCTGCGACATCCGTTACCTCTTCTTCTTGCGCTTTTTGTTTCTGTTTTTACGTTTCTTCCACTGCTGCTTACGGGCCTTCTTGCTCTTAGCGTTCTGCCCTCTGCGTGTCGGTGCGGAAACGACGTTCTGTGCGGGGAAGCCGGCCGCCCTGTTGAGGATGTACAGACCGGACGGCGACTTCGTGATCGTGCCGTACTTCACCGGGTCGAAGTAACCTGACGGGTAGTGCCCGTACTCAAGTGCAAAAGCGTTCGGGGCGTACAACGACACCAACCAGTCGGGGCCAGGGGTTGGCTCCAACTTGATTTCGGCCTTTTTGTGTTTCGGCTCAATCCTGGTGTGGGTGGTCGCTAACCGCGCCGCCCGAAGATTCGTTTCTGCCCTTGTCTCAACTTCTTTGGCTTCTTCTCTGACCGCAGCCCTAATGCCGTCGATGTTCTTCACCAAGAACTTCGGCAGCCCAGCCGGCCCGCGGCGCCCGTAGTACAGCTTGACCATTTAGAACCGTCGCAGCATGTACGTCACATGAGCAGTCGCCGGGGACGAACAATAAATCGTTGCGTCCCCATGAACCACGAACCGTTTCCCACGCCAATCAACCTGCGCCTGGGCACCCATATGGCAGGCGTACCGGCGAGGCAACCGAAGGCTGTAAAATTTTTCAGTCTCAAAACCTTCGTTGTCTTGCTCCGCGCGGCGAGCCGACGTACCCGAAGCACCAATCGGCTGGATGCGGGCCACCGCAGGAACCCCAGTCTTCGACGCCCTAGTCTGGGTGTTCCCATCGGCGTCGATCACGACTTCTTCGGGATACACCACGATGTTCTCGTTGTACTTATCCAACAAGCTCACCGGGTCACCACCGCTGCCTGATCCAGTCGATCACTTTGTAGTGGTTGCGTAAATCTTCTGCGTTGCGCCGGAAGAACGGGTCGTACATTGATTGGCCGACCACCGGGCGGGGAGTGAGGTAGAACATGCCGCCGCCGGAACCGACACCCAGGATCGCCCACTCATCATCGGTGATGCCAAGGGCGCCTGAAGCGAACGCTTCGGACAGTTTGTAGGTGTAATCGCCGTCAGTCTCGGAGATGTACCCTTCGGGGTTGCGGGCCAGCCGCAACACACTGTCTGATTCGACTTGCACAACGTCTTCGACGTTGATTGTGCCGGCGGTGATTTGGGCGTCTAGGTCTGGGATGCGGCGGCGAATCATTCGCTCTACATCTTCGAGCCGGACGTTGACCATTGTGGTTTCTTCGGCGGTGAGTTCGCGTCCCCATCGGGTCGCTACGTCATCGGCTGTTGCGTAAGCCATTGCTTCCCTTTGGTTGGTTGTGAAAAGGGTGGGCGGTAAGTGAAGTTACCGCCCACCCTTAACTTCACTTAGCGGTCGGCGCGGGCGCCTTCACCGGGGTGACCGGAGCCTTCGGTGCCGGCGTCGAGGTCAGCTTGACGAACGCCTCGGGGTCGTTGACCAAAGCAGCGAACTCGGCTTCAACGCGTATAGCGATAGCGTTCTGTTGCCAGAGCGAAATGATGCCGCTCCCATCACCATTCGCGCTCATGTCCAGGGTTGCCTGATCGGAAACGTCGTAGCTGATGCCACCGATCTGACCCCACACCAATTGGCTGAAGTCGCCCATGTAGCCGACGACCTCGTCCAGCGCGACGTGATCGCTGATGTACGTCGGACGACCGATGACACGACCAACGCGGAACGGGCCGTTGATGTCGGTGTACGTCGCCTCAAGGAACAGCGGGCGCTCCGCAGCGTCCTTGCTGGCGTTCAGGATCGGCTCAGTCTTGGAGTCCAGCAAGGTGCCGGTCCACTTCTTGTCATCGGCGAGAAGCTGAGTCAAACCACCGTTGAGGCCGTCGTAGGCGTTCGGACCCAGTTCCTGGGTCTTGGTGGTGTCCGACAAAGCGCTGCCGAACGGGGAACCGACCTTGTGCAGGATGGCTTGGTCGAACGAAAGGGCAATCGCTTCAGCGACCTTCGCCCGCATCATGCCCAGGTAGTTCGCCGGGTTGGTACGCACAACCTCGGACGATGCAGCGAAGATCGTGGCGATCTTGAACGGCACGATGTCCTGCTTGCTCATGTCGCCCTTGGTGACCGGCTTCTGCTCGGTTTCCGCGACCCAACGTGCGGTGACTTCACCGGTCCAGTGCGGGATACGGACACCGGTCGGACCCATCGGGATACGCCGGCCAAGCTGCTGAACGATGGAAACCTTCGCGACCTCCGCGAAGTAATCCTGGGTCAGAACCGGGTCGAGGTAACCTGAGAACATCGAATCCGATTGCTTAGCAACGGTATCCGGTGCGGGGGTGTGGAAAATATCAGCCATGACGGCTTTCCTTCTTTCTTGTTTATTTGGCGCCGACCATCCGCTTAACTGTCTCCAGCAGCGGATCGCCGTTCAAAGGCAAATGGTTGCCTTGGCCTTGACTGTGATCAACGGGACGGTCAGCCGGCGGCTTCTTCCCGATCAGCGACTTAACCCTTTTGACGCTCTCTGACACCGTTTCCTCATCGGCGCCTTGGACGAGCGCCGCAACATCCAACACGTCCTCGGTGGGGATGCCCTCGCTGAGAACCATCTTCAGCTTCAGCAGTTCAAGAGAACGCGCCGAAACCTCCGACTCCATCTCCGACAGCGAACTGTCCTTCTGGGCGAGTTTCGACTCGTAGTCCTTGACGACTTTCGCTTTTGCCGCCTCGACCGCGGTGTTCTTCTCAGTGCGGTACTTAGCGGCTTCGTTGCGAAGTTCTTGGACGTACTCTCGGCTGAACGTCTCTGCGGTGTCGACCTCCTGGGCCGCGGCAGTGTCTTCAGTTGTGGTGGTTTGGGTTTCGTCGGACATTTCTGTTGCCTCCTGGGCATTAAAAAAGACCCCATCTTGGGGTCTTGCTTTTTCTGGCGGGCCGCCGCGGTTAGGCGGCGAGAGGGCTGCTGGTAAGACTGATGGCAGCCCAGTCTGTGGTGATCTTCCCTTGGTCGATCATCTGTCGGAGTTGGTTGATTGTTTCGCGGTTGAGGTCAACGTCGTAACGGATCACGACCCGCTCGTCTTTACCTTCTGACGCTTCCTCTGACTCTGCGCGGGCGTAATACGTTTTGTCGGGATTCTTCTCAAGCTCTTCCTTAGCCGCCTTGCTGGCGTCATTCCAATACTTCTTGGCGCGTTTCGCTTCGTCCCGGCCAACCCAATTCTTGGCGTCGAACACCGGCACGACCTTGCAGTCGCAGCCGACGTGCCACTCCTCCATGAACGGTTTAATGTCTTTGAAGTATTCTTCGGGGTCGTCTTCCCACATCGCGATCACGTCGTCGTCGGTCAGCATTTCGCCATCGACCTTTTTACGCACGCCTGCGTTGGCGGCGCTGCCGTAAGGTTCGTCGGACTTCTTACCGACTGGCCCACGCGAAATCAGCATCAGGCACCACGCGCACGTCTCCCGGCCTGTCGCAACCCTGGCCCAGCCCTGGACGCGGCTGACTTTCCGCACCCGGTTGCGACCACCTTTGCGTTCCACGATGTACTGCTCACGTTCGACCGCGACTTGCTCGGCAACCCCGGTGTCAGAATCGACCGCTTTGATGATCTGCCGGCGCCCAGCCGTTTCGACATCACGCACGGCGTACATCACCGTGCGAGTCACCGCCGCTTGGTTCGACTCTTGGGCCTGCATGCCTTTACGGGCAGGCTCCATATCCCGCACGAACGTCTCGAAGCTGTACGTTTCGAGTAGCACGTCGTGGCGCGGGAGTGCAGGATAAACTTCTGCACGTTGTGCATCGTAGAACGTCCTCGCCAACTCAGCGGACTCCCGGCGTTTCTGCTCCACAAACGGATACATAAACTCCAGCATGTTGACCCAGCCGGTCAGCGACAACAACGGCTGCATAAAGTACTCCGCAACCTTCTGCACAAAAACTGCTGTCGCAGCAGCGATCACAGCAGCAGCCGCGGCGTACTCTTCCGGTGTCACCCGTTCACCAACTCGTCCGGCGGAAGCTCACGCTCCTGCGTCGGCGCCGGCACCGCCCGCGGCGGCCCGTACAACTGAGCCAACTGCCCCATCGGGTTCTCTTCCTCATCCCAACGGCGCATCTGCTCACGCTCAGTGATTGAGTAGCCCATGTCCAGGCGGGCTTGCTCCTTGGGCACAACACCCAAACCGTTCGCGAAGAGTTTCACCGCGGCGTCAGCTTTCGCCGCATACGTCGGCGTTGAGGGGTCGGCCCACACAGTTTCCATGCGGTACATCTCCGAAGGGATGTCGCCGTTCATGACTTTGTGGGCGATCCGCATCGCTTGCTCCCACGAACCGCCAAACACACGGTTCTTACGCTCAACCTTTTTGACGAGCCGCGACTCCGACGACTTAATGGCTTCGGCGCTGGCCGGGTTCTCGGAAGAGAACGAAAGGTACTGCGGCGGCAAGCCTGTGTAGGCAGCGGCTTTCCTGTCGAGTGCGTCGAGAGCATCGACAAAGTTGCGAAGCTCAGCCGCACTAAACTGCTGCGCTTTGGCATCAGGGTCTTCAAAACCCAGAATGCGGGCCATATAGGCGTCATACATCTTCTCCCCGGTTTCGGGGTTCACACCAAGATCCTCCGGCTTCACACCAAAGATCAGACGTTGCGGGATCGCCATGAGTTCCGCGGTGCCTTGCATGTCCATCATGATCCTGGCCGCGGCATCAGTCACGCTGCGTAGCTCAGGCGTAATCTCCGACGTGCCATACAAATCCGACAACCTCGTGCGGTTCGGCAGAGGGATCACCGGCACCACACCCAGGTCGTGTCGCACCCGCGAGACGAGCCGCCAGTTGTAGTCGCGATTAACAACGTCGCCTTTGTAACTCCACCCGCTGTACGACCCGCTGTACGGCTGGCCCGAAGGCTTCCGCACCCACTGCAACGTCTCGTTCGGCAGATACAGCGTTGTTGATATAAGTTCGGACTGATCCTCCGTGTAAATCGCCCGAATCGCATCAGTGACCTGGCGGGTCCGCGGATCAATCACCGCATACAAAGCCGTAGGCGGCTCCACCCTAATGATCGGCACATCCGAAGCCACGAACCCGTCAAACTCAGGATCAGGCGCCGAAACCGTAATGTACGCACGCCCATACACGAAAGCATCCGTATGCCCAAGCGTGCCTTCGATGTCGAGGTTGTTGGCGGTCCACCAATCCCAGAGCTTCATGTCGGCGTCATCAGACCCGCCCATGCGGAAACCCTCAACCTCCTGGCGCTCCGCTAGGGAATCGACGTACAGGCGCGGGTAGCCAACGTGGGCGAGCAAAGCACGCATCTCTGGCGGAACGGCAATGCCAATCGCTTCCGGCCGGCGCAGACTGTCGTAATAGGCTTTGTCGTCCCTTAAGCCTAGCTGGGATTCCTCGAACTTACTGAGCAGTTCGTCGCGGCGCTGTTCATTCACGGTCGCCATTACTTAATCACCGCCACTCGCCTGGTTCTCGCTTTCCTGCTCATTAAGAAGTCCTGCCTGACACCGAACGCCAGCACCGCGCACACAGCGGCGTCGATCTTCTTCGATGAATCCTTCGACGCTTTGCGGATCGCAATCGCGTCGTAAATCGTCGGGAACCTACGGGCATTCAGGATGTGTTGCCGCAAAACGATGTTCCCGTCATGGGTGAGTTCTTTCTCCAGCACGGCGTCGAGGAACCGTTCGCAGTCCATCGCGAACCGCTTCTTATGCCCGCGCATATCGAACGCAACCGGGTTGTTCGGGGAAGCGTTCACTTTGATGCTGCGCCGGAAGTCCCTCGACCACTGGTCGACGTGCGCCTCGAACTGGTACACGTCGGCTCTGAAACCAACAACCTCATATCGTTGGAAGCACGATCTGACGGTGGCGTCTACGTCGGGCCGCGGAACCTCACCGTTCTCATGCTTCTCTGGGTTCCACGCTTTGATGAGGAACAAGCAGCCGTCTGATACCCGGCAGGCGACGAGTGCGGTCCAGTCGTTGCTTTTGGACCCGTCGAAACCAAGGGTGATTCGTTCGCCTTTTTCGAGGGCGGCTTCGGGTTGTGCGACTGCGTCCCACTCATACGGGGCGATCCACGAATCCTCCGCTGCGTTCACTTGATTGAGGAACTTGCGCCGACTTTCGGTCACCGGGTTCTTCAGGTCGAGGATGGATTCGATAATCGAATCGACCGGCAACCACGTCGAGTCCCCGCGAGCAATCTCAATTCCTTCGCGCAACTTCGCGATCCCCGCTGCGTACCCCTCAGGGTCTTCACGCTCAGACGGGATCTCGCTGACCGGAGTGTCGGCCGGCGCCTCAAGTGCGTCGTAGAGGACGCCGACATCGACGGCGTCACCGGCTTGGACTGCTTGCCACGCATCGTATTCGCGTTCGGCAACGGAGTCTTCGCCGGGGATGTGGGCGTTGCAAATCGACAACGTCCTGGCGCCGGCGGTTTTCGTGACATTACCTTCGATCACACCGGCCAGCGCATGGCCGTCGTTCGACTCTACCCACCACTGAGTCTCGTTACGAATCACCAAGGTGGGGCGGTTGCCCTCCATCGCATACGGCGACGAGGTCACGGCTTCGATTCTGCCGCCGGCCTCGCTGTAGATGATGGTTTTGTTGACTTCTAGCCCGAAATCTTTCTTCAACTGCGACGAAACCATCACTGGGAACAGGCTCATCATGTTTTTAGTCTGCTCATGGCTTACCGCCACCGTCTGTATCCACGCCGCGTGCCGCGGTTTACCGACTGGATCGCCACGAAGGTCGAATCGTTCGAAAGCCACAGGGCCGCAGAGTTCTACGAGTGCGAGCGCGGCACCGACCGGGTCTTTTCCGTGCCCCTTGACTCTCCTGAGCACCCCTGAGCGGTATGCGTACCTGCCGTCATCATCGACTGCGTACCACCACAATAGGAATCGTGCTTGTTCCAAGGTGGGCATGAAAGGTTCGCCGGCATGCTCCCCGCCGGGACTCTTGACGTAGTTGGCGAGCCAGTTGATGACACCCCAGCCCAATGTGCGCTCAGGAAGCCACCAGGAGCCGTCCACGGTTTTGCGCCATGTAGGGCCGACGATGTTGGGTTGCGCCGGGAGTAGCTGTGGTGTGTCCACTCCCGGCACCTCCCTTTATTTGTTCCAGGCGATTTCGCAGTCGGACAGCGGTGGTGGTGGCGCTGTGAGGATGACCCTGAGGTTGGTGGAGTTCCCGGTCGCGAGGTATTCGAGTAAAGCCCTGTCTCTGATCGCGTTGTATCCGGTGGTGGCTTGCGCGCCTTCGACTACTTGGACTACGCAGTCGAGTTTCTCGCGGGCGTTTCGTTCGTTGGCCTGCTGGCGCAATTGCACGAAGACCAAATCGGCTGCGGCGATCAACCCGATGATCAAGAAGATCAGGGTCATTACGTCATTCTTGGGTTTCATTGGCGTCCTTGCGGGATTCGTGGAACCACCAGCCGGCGACGGTGGTCATCATGGCGTCGGGCGCTAGTCCTAGGTCAATCTCCGGTCTGATGCCCTTCAAGATGTATGACCCGAACCAGACGAGTCCGACGATCCCGGCGAGCGCGGTTGTGACTGGCATGGTCATAGCCCACGCCACCCACCTGGGTTCAGGGAATGT